CTGATAATGAGTCATATAAAGCCGGTATAACGTCTTCCGGTAACTTACCTATTTCTTTAGATAGCTTTAAAACATCTTTATTAATCTGATCAAATGTTTCTTGGCTAGTACCCGGTAACAAAGTAAATACTTCGTTCATACCGGTTTCAAAATCTCTAAATGCGCTTAATGATTTTGCGGCGGTTGCCCCTGCGGCAACTCCTATACCCGCGAAAACTTTATTTATAGTATCGCCCGTAGATTTCATTTGGGCGCCTACATCACTAAACTTTTTACCTACTTTACCTACATTACCTAAAAACTTCTTAGTATCTGCTAAAAATTCAAACCTTAAAGTCTTAGAGCTTTGTGCCGCCATTAGTTACCCTTTACCGCTTGCTTAACTGTTTTAAACATCTTATCCGAATAATTTTCTGTAATACCCGGTACCGCTTTAGCTATAGTTGGCTCGGCAACGTAGCCGTGTATACGCGTACCCTCCGGAAACACGCCCGTACTACGCCATTTATTACCGACCCATTTTTTGTATACGCGTCTTTTAAGTTGATCAGCAGGAAAAAAGATACCGGTAGCGTTAGCGCTAGTATTATTACCTTTAGCTTGTGATCTATTGTAAAAATTCAAAAATTGATAATCACGGCCGAATTCTAAGTTACGTACGAATTTATTAGTACGCCTAATATCTAAATAAGCGCTACGGTCGGTACCACCGCCAACGTAACCTTTAGCGCCCTGCGTTCTTTTAGGCGCCGGCCTACCATTAATACTTTGGCGTAAAGCGGTTGTTCTAGTTACGGTTTCTACTTCTTTAGAGATTTCCTTATGTAATTCTCGTAAAGCTTTACGTACTTCACCGCCTTTATCTAACTCGCGTAAACCAAATATAGTTTCGTTTAAGCCCTCTACGGCTATACCACTTCCGCTAGTTGTTTTAGTTATTCCTTTAGCCATTTTTTTTATATTCTTCCGCGCGTTTTTGTAAAGCTTGTTGTAACGCTAAAAACATTGGTAGCGGTAACTCGGCTACTTCCATTGGGTTAAGGCCGGCAGCTAAACTTGTTTCGGCTATTAGCTCTAAGTAATAACCGCCGTTTACTCCGGGTTTTCGCCACCTAGTCCGTCTATAGTAGCTACGCTATTAAGCCATTTATCAAAATCATCTGTTACGCCGGTACGCTTACTAGCGTTCCAACATAAATACATTAACTCCTCAAAACTTAAATTCTCTAACTCGCTTGCAGGTCGTTGTCCGAATTTACGCTCTAACGCAACGAAATCTATAGGCCTTAACGTTACTTCTTTCTTAGTACCGTCATCTAATACAAGCGTGAGTTGGTGTAACCCCTGTATAGTTGCCATACTAAGAAGTTGCTCTTGTTATTGTTCCTGAAGTTGGAAAACTTACAGAAAAACTTGCTAACTCGCCTACCCCATTAGCGACCGGTTGGTGTTGGTTAACCAATACGGATCCACTATATTTAGGGTTAGTTGATGATACGGCGTCGCTAGTAGCCTTAATTTCAAAAGTAGTTACTGTTCCTAAAAGAGGCCACAATGTAGCGTCTACTTCGCTTGCTGCGAAGTCTTGTTGGAAATCAATACTTAGGGTACCGTCTTTAAGACCCCCTAATCTACTTTTAAAAGTTTGGCCGAACGCAGTTTCCTCAACTTCATCGGCGGTAATATCTAAAGTAACACTAGCAACGTGATCGCTTAGATCAACGCTGTTAATTGTTACGCTAGCGTCTGTTAATACAAACTTTGCCAATTTAACTCCTTTACTTAATAATTAAATTTTAAGTCGGGTAGTTATATCTATAAGTAGTATGACATAAGAAAAAGCCGGGCGGTTAAACCCGGCTTTTATACGTACGTAACTTTTACTTAGGGAGTATTAGTTACGGCTTTTATAATTTTCTTTTATATCTAAACGTCTAGCGTTTATTTGCTCATACGTAACTTTCATAGTTTCTACTTCGTTAGCTAACTTTAAAAGTATTTTATTATTTTTATCTATGTAGCTTTCGACTACTCCTATTTGATCTTTTAAAGCTTTAGCGTCTTCTAATAAGCTCATTATTTACCCCCTAATAGTTCTTTTTTAACTTGCATTAATGCAACCCTAACTTTAACGGTACTTATGCTATCGGTATTTACGTTAGCTAAGTTACCGGCGGTTAAGATTGTATTAGTATTAATTTCATCTAAGTTAGCTAGTAAACTAGTTTCTTTAACTATAAAATTTACTAACTTTTTTTCTTTAGTATTTAGATAGTCCATTATTACCTCCCTAAGTAATTTATAAGACTATTTTATACTAAAAGATCAAATAATGTCGGGTTTTTTTAAATTTTTTTTATTCTATACCAATAGTAGCGTGTATATCAAAACTAGGGGTAGTACCGCTAACGGTATAAGATAAACGCCAATAATCGTCGGTTATAGCCCCGCTTACTTTTTTAATCTCGCTACTTATAGCGGTTATATCTGTAAAGGTAGCTCTAGTAGTAGCACTAGTAAAACCCGCGTTATCATCGCTTTCTAATACGAACGTAATAGTAGGGGTACTTGTACCGCTTACACCGTAGCAATGAATTGCGGCGTATATGCTTTCGGTGGATCCTACGGCACCTAATTGTCTACCTGTAGTATTACCGGTGGCGGTAATACTTCCGTCTATATCAATAGTACCCCTTACAACTTTATCGGTGCTATTAGCTTTAGATAAACTAAACGGCGCTACTTCGCCTATAGCCCCAAGTATTGAGTAACTAAATAATTTAGACTTTAAAAAGTACGCGGTATTACCTGCACCTGCGTCCGGAACTATTGTGCATATAATTTCGTTACCTACGTTAGCCCCTAATAAAGCGTCGGGTTTTTCTGTACCCGCCTCAAAAAATCCGTCTATAGAAATACTACTATCTTTAAGACCGCCTAATCTCTCTCTAAAACCACCGCTATTAATAGTTGTAACATCTACTTCATCTGCGGTAACGTCTAAAGTAACGGCGTTAGTATGCGAACTTAAATCGTACCCGCCTAAAAATAACTTACCGTCGGTAAAAACATATTTAGCCATTATTTAACCTCATCTTTTTTAATTTGATCTAAAGCTTTTTTAGATTTTTTAGCTTTATCTTTTTTATCTAATTCTTTAATATGGCCTGCTTTAGTTAATGTAATAATTTGGTCTAAATCTTTTAGATCAACTATTTCGCCCGGCTCTTTTCCGTTTATTTTCTTCGTTCCTATTATTTTAAATTTAGGCATTAACTCGTTCCTTTAGTGTACACATCTAGGCTTAAATTTGCCCCTATTGCGTCTATACCGTTTAAATTTACATCGGCAGCATAATTGCCTACGCCCGTTATAGTCGCATCGGTATCTGTTAAACCTAACGTTCTATTATTAAATATAGTCTGCCTTAAACTACTACTACCCTGCCCTGTTATATAAGCGTCTAGTTTATCTTGGGCGGTACGGCTATTACCACGTTCTACGGCGACTAAAATATCAAAATTGTATAGATCAGTTCCACGTTGCATAGAAACATTAAATTGTATAGAAGTAGGTAGTACTATAGCTACCGGAAAGTTAATAGCGTAATCCGGTACTACGTCGTAAACCCTTAAACCGTCAATATTATTTTCTAAGGTAGTTTTAATACCGTCCCGAACTTCTTGTAAACTAGCCACTACGCAATACCTAAAACGCTAGCTTTACGAAATGGTAGTAATAACCGGGTAACCTCTCTATTTTGTTGTACGTTAACTACCCCGAAGTCGCCTACGCCGGCTACTCCTAAAGGTGCGTTACGCATAGCGAAAAGCTCGCTAGCTAACATTTTACAAGCGTATTTAATAGGCTCGGGCGTAGTAGCGTAACCCCATTTAGCCGTAATTTGTGCGTATGGCCTATTAGAAGTATTAGATAAAGGCCACTCGTAATCGCCGTCGCTATTAAGTTGTATTAAATAAAAAGGGCTACCCTCTATACCGCCTACTACACCGTTGATAGGAAGTAATTTATATTCGTTACTAGGTACTGTTGTTTCGTAAGTACCGTCATCGTCGTCATCGTATTTAATAACTAGATCTGTAGTTGTACTTATATCATCTACGTAAAGTTTAAAATAATCGTTTGTAAAATATTCTCTTGCGGTTGCGCTTGCGTCGGCGTAAAATTTACGGCCACAAAAAGCGTCTATTTGTCTGCTAGCGCCATTAATAGCGTTATCTAGTAAATCGTCATCAGCGGTATCACTAACCGGTATACCGACAAAAGCTTTAAGGTCGTTTTGAGTTATATACCCGTTAGTAATAGCCATAGTTTAGGCCTACTTACTTTTTACGACTTTTTTTTCGGCTTTAGGTTTAGCGGACTTATTTTCAATTTTTCCGCCAAGAGCTTTAATCTCTTTTTTAACTTCTTCGGCACGATCAGCTTTTTTATAAATCTCATAGTGCTTTAATTCTTTTTTTAAAGCTTCAATTTTTTCTGTTTTCTTACTCATAAATTTTCCTTAAAGTTCTAGTACGTCGGTTGCCCGACGTACTAAAACTAATTTAATTAAAAGGTTGGTGTTACCAATCCTGTTCCGCCAATGACGGAAATTCCAGCAGGGTATCTACCGCTAGCGAAAGCAACATAACCGTAAACCACTAACTTAGTTGTAAGTGATCCTGCGTTTGTTTCTTCAAACTTAGCTGTAAATACATCTTGCTCGAATAAAATATGGTCTTCTGCTCTAACGATATAGATCTCGTCCTCGTTAGTACCTGTACCAAAGTTGGTTGCAACATTAGCGTCGGTTATTACCGGTATACCTAATATTTGTCCTACTACACCATATTTAGCAGCGTCGCCTACGCCATAAGCGTTTTGCGGTGCGTTGCCAGCAGGTAGTACTAGTGGTCTATTAGAGCTATCTACTCCGCTAGTAATAAAGCCCCATCGTCTTGGGTGCATAATTATTGCGGTAGCAGGTGCGAACCTATTTGAGTTTACTTGTTGGATAGCGTCAGCTAATTTAGGAAAAAGCTCGGCTACTGTAGGGCTTGCGTCTGTATAAGTTACGGCATTTACACCGGAAACAGAAGTAAGACCTAACGGTTGTCCGGAGGATCCGGAACCGTTTAAAAGTAAGTTATCAAGTTTAGTGTAATAAGCAGCAGCTAGGTCTTGGAAAATAATATCTTCCAAGTTAAAGCCCGGTTGCCCGCCCCTATCTAGAGCTTGCTTAGAAACATCTTGTTGGCCAGCAATAGTATCAACGTTAACTGTTAATAGTGTGTCGTCCATATTTGTTTCTTGTACTGCGGAGTTTTCGCTAGCTTGTTCAGCTGCGGCTGATCCGGTAGTAATTCTTGATATTTCTACTTTATTTCCAAAAGCAGGTAATTCTCTTTTTGGTACTGCGTTGTAAAAGTTAGCGCCCGCTCTTGCAAGTGGTGCGTAATCTTCTACTAGGTACTGAGGGACTACTAATCCTGTAAAAGCGCCTGTACCAACATCTCTTTTTGAGAATTCTTGGTGGTCGGCTAATCTTTTTTGTGCGTCGTAGTCAGAATTAAATTTTGCTTGGTACATATCTGCGAAAAATGAGTTTTCCCCACCTTTACGGTACATATCAGGCTCTTTAACTTCCATACGGGTTTCGGAAATATCTTCATCTTTAATTTCTAAAGATTTTCTGCTTTCCTCTACTTCTTTAAGGGTAGCGCGCATATCTGCGTCAGCCTTAATTTTTTCGTCTAGCTCTTTAATTTCTTCCATTAAAGCGTTGGATCTTTCCATTTTCCCGTCGAATTCTTCGCCGGCGTCCATTTCGTCCATTTCGGAAACTAGGCCATTAAGTTCTTCAGCTTTAGCGTCCCTTAATTCGATTAATTTTTTCAATTTAATTATTCCTCGTTTTTATTCTGCTTGTACTTAATGCGTAAGGTGGGTATGTACCCGGCGTTACGTCTTATAACAACCCGTCTTTTTTCATCTTTAATTTTAAGACTTCTAATTTAGGGTTGCTTTTAGAGCGCTTATCTTCATCTTTATTTTCATCTAAAGAATTTATAATTTGCTCTAAAACTTCTACTGCTTTTTCACTATTACGACTTTCGACTAGCTCTTTTAAGTTTTCGGATATATCTAGCCCGCGTAATGTAGCGCCGGCGTAACTATTAGCCGGGTAAGTAACTACGCTTACGTCGAATAATCTAACTTCTTGTACATCTCTTTTTTCGCCGTCAAAGTCATCTCGTACTGCTGCGAAAGCGAAACTCATTTCGTTTAAATCCCCGCGTTTCATAGCGCTTGCAACTTCGGCAACTTTAGGGTTAGCCGGGTCTAGCTCGCACTCAACGAATAGGCCGTAGTCATCTTCTTCTAATTTTAAAGTACCGCTACTTGATCTTGCTAACGGTATACCGTCGTGATTAATTAAAAATCTTACGTCATCTTGTTCTTGTAAAGTCTTTTTAAATGCGCCCGGTTTAATTGTTTCGGTGTAAGTACCTTTACTATCTCTTACGCCATACGGTTTATTAAAAACGCTAGCGTAACCGCTAAAGCTATAAGTTAGTTCGCCCTCGTTTTTTTCTCTAATTTCTACGTTAGCTAAATTAAAGCTACGATTTTCTTTTTCTTTATTCACGTTATTTATCCTAACCTTATTATTTAATATATTAATGGTGCTTGACATAGCCTTATCTCTATTGTCATAAAAATTAGATACGCGACCCTCTTTTTCTAATTGGTCTAATTTTCTTTTAGCCCAATCGCCTGCTTGCGTAGGCGCCGTCCACGGATTACTACCCCATAATAAAAAGGCAACATCGCTAGCGCGCCAAGTGTCGCTATCGTTAGGGTTGCTTTTTTCTCGTTTTAAATCACTTAAATGTCGAGCGTGCCAAGCATACATTAACTTTACTTTAGCCGGGCTTACCTTACCGCTACTAATAATACTTCTAGCGTCCCTTATAGTTTTAGGTGTTAAGCCGTCGCCCGCTCTATTTAAGTTATCTAAACCGCGTTTCATATTTTTTTTCATAAAAGCCGGTGCGGTTAAATCTACTGCTCTAGTTTCTGCTACTAGATCACTATTTTTTTCTTCTTCCGCCATAGCTATATTAAGAGCGGTTAAATGTTTTTCCGCGTCCTCGTGTGTTTCGTGGCAAGTAATTAATTCGTCGTTTTCTTCTTTAACAACCGCGTGTCCGTTCGGACAATCCGGGTGTTCCATTGAAATATAATAGGGCATTATCTAGGTCTAACGAGAGATATACCGCCCGAAGTGCTTTCACTAATGGCGTATAATTCGTTATCTTGCGGTATTCTTATTTCTAACATTTCGCCATTATCTAGGTGTAAACCGTTACTAGCCGTTACGTTACTTCCGCCTATATACATTTTATTGGAGTGGTTATTATGAATATAAATATGTTGCTCAAAGTTTTGACTATCTAGTATTTTAGTAGCCGTATCGGGTGTAATAGTAAAACTTTCGCTAATCATCTTGTATTTCCGGGTTTAGTAAATCTTTTTTAGGGTCGTGTTCGTCGCTACCTAAAGGAGGAATACTAGGGTCTACTGCGGCGCCCTGTAATCCTAAGTAGAAACTATCGCCACCCTCGTAAGGCTCTAAATCTAATTTAGTACGGGCTTCGTTAGGTGTCATTAAGCCACTAGATATAGCTACTTGATAAGTACGTACTCTACTAAATAGATCCCCGCGCGCGTATTCTTCCGTATCTAATTTAACCATTTGCCTGCCCGGTAATAAAGTAGTTAGGCCGTCCTCTATGCGCCTTATGTAAGGCAATAAAGTGT